GATTTTGTCGTCATCGATGGTGATGTCTGCAAGTGAGCCGTTGTCCCGCAGCTCGTAGTGTACAGCGTTCTTGCCGTTCTGTCCGTCCTTGCCATCATCGCCTTTTATCTTCCCGCAGTCCTGCCAGCCGTCTTCGGTAGCCATCCACAGATGCCCGTCGAGGTTCGCATCTGAAGAGGACATGAGATAGCCGTCGCCAATCTCAACGGCAACTCCCACAGAGGTGTTCTTCCCCCCAGCAAAACTCACGCGCATGGCTTGTGTATTTTCATCTATAAGGTAGACCCCGGCTTTCAACGAAGTGAGAGCGGACTGAAATGCGGAGTTGGTAGCATAGTGTCCCAAACACGTACCCTTTATCTTCACCGACGTTCCATCTGCGCCGTTCTCGCCTTTTACCCGTATCACCGTCCATGCTTGCCACACTCCGTCCTTCTTCACACGCTGGGCCATCCATATCGTGTTCTCGGTGGCGGTCTCCTTCCACACTGTCCCGTCTGCGCTATTGGAGGTCGGTGCTGATGGCTTTGTGACGCTGTCTGAATACAAGATGAGCAAGTCACTCGTGTTCCCCACCATCGCGGGTTTCGTCCATGCGGTGTTTGAGGTTTTTCCGTCAGCATCTTTTTTGAACGTCGAGACGGTCTGCCAAAGCGTTTCGGTTCCCACTGGGATGCCGTCGCTCCAACCAGTCGGCACGGGATTGTCCCATGTTCCTCCGGTGGGCTGCTGGCCGCTGATGTCGCTGTCCGTCCGCTTGAAAGCGTAACTCTTGAACAGGCTCACGCCGCTCTTCCCATCCTCACCGGACTGGCCGTCGTTGACGTTGCTGAGAATTATGTCCGCTTGTAGTATCATCGCATTTTCTTACGCTAAAGTCCAACCTTTGTTTACTACTATCGCTTTTTCCGCATCTGTCAGCGATGCCTTCTGCGTATCAGAAAGGATAAAACTCGTTGAATATTTACATGTCCCGAGAGAATTTATCACTGTAACAATGCTGTCGTGTGTCAACTTTGCACAATATTTAAAGCTCAGTTGCGAGCAATTGTGCAGCCCACTCAGTCCTCCTTTAATAGTTGTTAGTGCATCTGAGTGAGAGTAAGTCGAGCAGAATGCGCTTCCGGCTGCTTGTACTGCGCTGAAATCGCATCCCGAGAAGTTGAGCGAGACAAGATTGCTGTTCCCGTACATAAAATTCACGATGGAGGTCACCTTGCTGGTGTCCACTCCAAAACTCGTGATACTTGTAAGTCCTGCCTGTTTGTAAAAAGCGCTTACCATCGTGGTCAGCTGCGCCCCCGTATACTCCACGTCAAAGTTTCCGGCCGGGAAGGTCAGCGTCACGTCACCAAGCTTGGCGGTAAATTCTGCGCTTGCCGTTCCCTTAATATGGTTGGCCTGCGTCACGGGGGTATCAGCAGGTTTCTTCCATATCACAACGCCATTCACCGTGACGCTCTGAACCTCACCTTCTGGGATGACCCATTTCTTGATTGTAGACAAATCCAAACTCATCCGATATAAACTTTTTTCGTAACCGTTGTTCCGCTGACCGTCGTGAACGTCCAAGTCTCGTAATTGATTTTATCCTGCTTGTTCTGAAGGGCCGTGTATATGACCTTATTCTGAACGGGATTGGTAGATGTAGAACTCATCGTAGAGTCGACGGTAATGCTGCCGCCTCCGCTGCCTCCGCTCACGGTGCAGGAAATGGTGTTCCCGCTGATGCTGATTCCCGTCCCTGCCGTGAGCTTATCCTGCTTGCCTGCAAGAGCCGTGTACACCGCCTTGTTCTGGACAGGATTTGTCGACGATCCGCTCAACGTTGAGTCGATGGTGTACTTAGTATCAGTAGCCGAAATGGTCAGCGTTCCGTTGGCCGGGTCTTCGGTCAGCGTTACGTTATAACCGCTCTTTAATGTCAGATTTGCCATATCTAAAACTGTATATTTTTACTGTTATATTGCAATTGCTTACCATTATAGACCACGTTGTACGTCTCCTTGCTGACCTCACCATTATAGATGCATCTATAGTGGTAAGCGTCTACGGCTGAAGCAGCTTGTGCCGTGTAGGTCTTGCCGGTGCCGATCGAATTGCTGACGCGAAGGTCGTACCACGTAAACGTCCCCGAACAGCGGTCAGTAACCTCTCCATCGGGGCCCCACACGTGTGCCGAGAGCACGGTATTCAGTGAACCGTTGTGATACACCAGTCCAGCCGATGAGATTACCTCCAACCGATATACGTCCCTGCCATCCGCTCCCTTTATCTTTGTCCATTCGTAAGCCGTCGGGTCTGTAGGGTCTTCAACCTCCAGTGAGCGGTTCACGCCCAACCATTCCGAGCTGTCCTTCCGTGTTGTGGAGAATCCCGCCACAGTGGGGGTAGACCCCGAATAGGTCACGCTGTCGGCGTAAGCGAAATGAAGAGAATATCCTTGGTCGCCGTCGCTGCCCACCCGGCTCACGGCGTAGCTCTTTGTGCTCTTTCCGTCAGAATAGGTGACAACGGTCTTGCACCACAAGTATTGGCCATCTTTCACTTCCGGGACGCTCGTGTAGGTGAAGGCGGAATCGGCGGGCTGCTTGGCATCGTCCGTGACCGCATAGGTAACAGAGGTGCTTGTGACCTTAATGCTGTCCCCGTCCGTCCCGCAGTAGCTGATCGTCACCGTGCTGGTTTCTGTGCCGTCGGAATAGGTGACGATGGTCATCACGTAGAGGTAGTTGCCTTTCGCTATAGTTGGCTGCGGGGGAGTGGTGGTGGATGCTATCTTGCTCCAGTCGGGCTTGTCGTTAGGGGAAGAGGAGATATAATATTTGTACGCTGTATTTTTGACAGTGACTCCGTCAGTGACAACAGTCAAGCTATCTGAATATTCTCCCCCATCAATAGCGAAAGCACATTGTATATTCTTGCAATCTTTACTCAGATAGAGATTTCCTCCTTCCGCAATGATGCTTGTTGCGTCCGTGGAGGTAATCTCAGTCCCCAACAGCTCTCCATTTGCGTCGTAGCAACCGAGGCGGCAAGACTTCGACGTGTACGCCTCACCGTTGAGCAGAAAGTCACACTCCAAGGTCATCGCTGCATCAGCGTCCCGTACCGTGTTGTAATTCAACACGCCTACCGAGATTCCGTTCAGCTTGAAAGCAATGGAGTATGATTTCCCGTCCTTGCCCTTGTTCGAGACCCACCACTCACTCGAGGACGATGGGGTGTTGCCCTTGTTACCGTCTTTGAGACTCGTCCACGTGCAGCCGTTGTAGTTCACCACCCCCGCCTTGGGATATGCGGTCTCGCTGTTCCAGTCACCGAAAAACACCGATAAGGGATATTCCTCATCATCGCTGCGTAGCGTGAACTTGTCTGCAACCACGTTGGTGGCGAGGCGCGACAGGTGCGTCTTCCGATGTCGAGACAGGCAGAAGTCGTCGATGCCGTAGTAGAAGGCGAGGAAGGGCGTTTCGATTCCCATGTCTAACGAGTCGTAGGCGGCAAGGTAGATGGCACTCTGCCGCTTGTAGTCGAAGTTGCCGTCCTTGTCCGTTGCCACACTTCCGAGCATGGCCACGTTATCGCCCTTTTCTGGAACACCCGATGAGGTAGCCTCCGTGAACGTCTTTCCGCCTTCTGTGATGGTTCTGCCCTGCGCACGCTTGTACCAGTCAAGCGTGATGAAGTTGTAGCCTCCCGCATTGCCCGAGTCCACCACCTTGCACCACCACACCTTGTTTCCTGTGTTCTCGCTCACGCCTTTTTTGAGGTTGGCAGTCATGCACACTGCGAAGTCTCCCACCTGCCATTGATTGTCGATGGTCTTCTCTCCGTCAGAGTCTTTCCAATACAGGATATATCTTTCGTCCTCGGCTCCCGTCGTCCCGTGATGGGTGACGTTCTCTGCAATAAAACCGTTTGCAGGCGTTAGCAGCACGCTGCCGCCCGCACTCTTGATCTCGTCGATGATGAGCTTGAAGAAGTGAGCCGCCCCGGTCACCGTCAAGTCCTTGACCTTTGCGTCCCGTCTCACGATGAGGTCGTCCAGCTCTCCCGTGGCGATTGCGTCAAGGATGCGCAGGGCCCAGCCCGCGGGGGTGTTGCTGTCCTCCATGGCAGCGAAGTCACTGCTTTGTATCGTCGAGGTAATAATCTTGAGAAATGTTGCCACTCCGTCCTTGTCGATACCATACTGCCCGCTGCCGACAACAAGCCCCTTTACGAAGGTGATGAGTCCTTGGGCTGTATCGTCGTCAACCTTGGAAAGGTACTTGTTGGCAGCGGCGGCGAGCTCGTCTACAATATCTTGTATCTCCAGGCGTACATCAGAGTTGGCGTCGAGGGTGGCCGAACTACTGGCATGGGATGCCTCGTTGGCCTTGGTCGCCAAATCAGCCTTGACAGCATGAGCGGCCTCAGAAGCAAAGTCAGTAGAAGTACTACCGCCGATAAACGTACCGGCGGTAGACGATGTAGAAGCACCTCCTTTCTTCGAGTTATACTTGACGATTCTCTTCATTGCATTTCCCTCATTGTAATTACTGACGTGTCCTCTTTATAGTTGATTTGCTGAGCATCCACCACAAACTTTTTCCCGATGTATGGCTCAGCGATCAACGACCAAGGCTTAACTACATTTACGCTCGTAAAGGTGATTTTGGCGGCAGGAGATGAGTACTGGTTTACATACCGAAAGACCCTGTGCTGCTCCTGCCTCATCTGCCCAGTCGTGCTGACATTGGAGTCGTCATCGACAACCGACCACTCTTTCTCTGCTGTCTGAGTGGCGTCATTGATAGTGTCGCCAAGCCACACGTAGCCAGCGTCTGTCTTGACAGCAACGTCGGAGAAAGAGGGGTTTTTGTTGTCGTTGGTGGTGATTCGAAACTCTTCATCATCCATTTCGCTGACGTTGTCTGCATCAATGATGTTGGTGTAGGTCGTATCGGTGTCCGCATCGTCCTCTCGGGACGGGTCTGACTTAACAAGTTGGATTTTGAAGTCCTTCAGGAAGACCTGGTTGTGCTTATAGTACTGGCCTTCGTTGTCACCGCTTTTGCTGCTGTGGTAGTTCGGATCGAAGGGCTTATAGAGAGTGAAGTGTGGGATGCCCGATACAAGAGTGTTGTCAGGCAAGGGTATCATGTAGCCCGACTCGTCGATGCCGGAATCCCATCGGACGTTGTTGGCAATCTCGACGTCTTTCCACATCAAATTGTCCGCACGGGTGTTGTCACCATACTTGGCGTAAGGGATGCTGAAGGTACACTCACTGCTGACCCATCCCTTGCTGCCCTTGGTCTGGTCGCCGCTCCAGTAGAGGTCGCCCCACTTGAGTTTTGCAACAAGGTGGCAATCCTCAATGTCAGCGGCATAACGGCCGTGTCCGAGGTCTTCTTCGCCGCTGCTCATGAATGGCTCGTCATACTTCTGGTATCTGTATGACCCGCTGATGACAATGTAGGTGTTCTTTCCACCAGCAAGAGCGAGCCCCTCGGTGATCTCCGTCTCCAAGTAGGGGTAGCTGGCAAGGCTACCGTTGCTGATGTGATGTGGGGACGGATTGCAGAGCATGACTCTGTCTTCAAGCGTGATCGAGCCCGAACCCTCGTGATCCAAGACTGCCTGAATGATTTCTTGCGTCGTATAGTTGCCTGACGTCAGGGCCTTGTACCACGGGTCGAGGAAAAATGTCCCGGCTATCTTCAGCGTGTATGTCCTGAGGAGATATGCTCCGTAAGTTCCTTGCGTGTCCGTATAGTTGAGCGTGTCCAGGTTCTTTTCCGTGAGCGCAGACCCATTCCACACATAGCGGTGAGTTTTAAAGTTCGGACTCTTGTAGTACTTCAGGAAGACGGCATAGACGTAGTTGTTCGGGGAGATAAACAGCACCTCCATGTTCTTCTTTGTCTCGCCGTAAGTCTGCAAAGATGAGAGGATGATTGCTCCCATGCCTTTCTCATCAATAGTCTTACGGGATGACTTTTCTGAATCCGTATCTTTGGTGATATTCTCGGCAAGGTCAAAGATGTCGGGGATAACACTAGAAAAGGTGTAGAAGTTATCCTTAATCTTGACATTGCGGTAGACCTCATCAAGTGACAGCGTGCCACCAGCGCTGCGGTAGAGCTTACTGCTGACCGTGATATTGTCAGAGAGGCTGACTTTCTCTGAGGTAGTAAAATCGTCATTGTTGTTATACTTGTAGTAGGTGTTGACTCCCTGCCTGACAGCATCTAAGTCGATGAAGTAAACGTCGCTGCCCCACGCAATGACGAATAGGTTGAGGAAGCGGCAAATCTCCTGCAAGACATCGTAGCAAGTCCAAGCGACATCATTGTCGGTCAGCGTGCGGTCATCCTTGGATTTGAAGAAGTTCTGCTCGGATATGAAGAGCCGCTCCGTGATGGGTTCAGTCTCGCCCGGGAGATGGGTGGCAGCGCTGATGTAGATGTTGTCGTAACAATTGCAGAGCGTAATAATCTCGCCGATAATCCGCTGAAAAGAGGTTATCTTTCCCCAGCGTGAGTACTTGATGTACTTCAGTGAGGTGAGGCCATCCATGCATTCGAGGGAAATGGTGTCACGCTGCCCCTTGTAGTCGTTATCATAGGTGACAGGCGTGGCATAGCCAATCCACACGACAGATGCCTTCACCTCGGTACTGCTGTCCATGTAGATGTAACTGCCACTACTGTCAGCACGGAAAAGAATCACCTTTGTGCCCTGAGCCTCGCCTGAATACATATCCAACATGAGGTCTTTGCCATTGTCCTGGATGAGATTGACAGTGGCAGTAGAGAGGCGGGTGGGAGTGTAGATGTTGTCATTCTCGCTCATCTGCACCTCAAACGGGGTCTCACCAGGAGTAACCGTGCGGGTGCCTCCGTCTCCTCCTGATGTGATGATGACTATTGCGTATTGCTGGCCACCCTTGCCAGCGAAGATGCTTGTGTACTTCATTATCTTCTCCTTGATGATTTGTTATCTTCATTGTTCAGCACAGCACGCAGTTCACGGCCACGGGCAACGAGCTCGATGGTCTTTGTGCCACCACCGCCTCCGTAGTTGCCTGACTTGATAGCCCGCCAAAGGTTAGCCTGCTGGGTGCCATTGAGTATCATCTCACCGTCTGATACGGCTGCAAGACTGCGGTCGAAGGGATTACCCTTAAAAACACCACCACCGGCAAAGTGCTTGAGCGATGCCATAAGGCCGAAGACGGCTGCGATGGCTCCACCGATAGCAATGAGGTTGTAGGGAAATGGGAGCTTGGCTGCGCCCGCTGCGGCTGATGATGCCGCGTCAGCAGTGTTGGCGCTTACGTTGGCTGTGGCATTGGCCGAGTTTGCTGCGGTCGCCGCTGCTGATGCGGTCGTCTTGGACGCAAGGTTTGCTTTCTCCGTCGCCGTCGCTGTGGTGTCTGCAAGAGCCTCTTGTTTCTTGGCCTCGCCCAAACTTGCGAAGGCTTCCTTGATGGCCTTGATGCTTTCCACTGTCTCAGCAATGCCGTCGATGGTGGTCTTGAGCGTGTTCAGGATGGCAATGAACTTTTCCCACCCGTCGGTGTCGGGAGAGTTGACTGTTTCGATGAGGTTCTGGATGCCGTCCTTGATGCTGTCAAGATTGTTAAAGGGCTCAAACAAGTTGTCAAAGGCCTCCTTCTTCAGCCGTTGCACGTCTTCCTTCAATTCCTCAATCTTGAGCGCCTTGGAAAGGCTAACCTTCTTCTTGGTGAGCCTCGCAATCTCTTCATCAAGCAAACCGAAGGAGTCTTTCTCCTTCTGCTGCAAGTCTTGCAGTTGCTGCTCAGCGTCAGAGAGGTCGAGCTCTAGTTTCTCCTTATTCGACTTCTTGTAGTCAAAAGTAGTGTCACGGCTGCCCCAAATGTCAGGGGTCTTGAGCATGGTGTATTGGGTGAGCCATCCCTTGATAGTACTTTTCTGCTGGTCGGTGAGTCCCTTGAGTGAAGATGCTTCACGGATGGCTGCAGTGTAAGCCTCCTTCAGGCCATCGGAAAGGTTGTCTGCGGACTCGATGCCGTTGTCGAGTCCTGCCTGGAATTCCTTCTCCTTCTTGGCCAGTTCCTCGGTGATGCGGGTAAAGGCGATGAGAGTATCACTCGGCTCGGTCTTGATGGCCTCTGCAATATTGTCAGCGAACTTACTCTGTATAAGTTTAGAGTTCTTCGAGGCTGCAATCTCGATGGCGGTCTCTCGGTTAAGGTCACGCAAGGATTGCAGATACTCTGACTGGGTGATGTAACCAGCGGTAAACTGGGCCTTGAGTTTGTCCAATTGTTCAGTGTAGCTCTGTACTGCCTGGTCGGCTTCCTCTTGCAACTCATCCGTCTTGCCGCCGCCAGTGCCCCCCGTTGCGGTGGGCGTGACGGTCTGTGGCTGCTGAGGACTGCCTCCATTAGTGGCGGGGATGCTTCCTTGCTGACCGATAAGGCCGTCGAGTTGTTTCTGCAATATTCTCTTGGCCTTGTTGTTGGCACGGAGCTGCTGCATATCACCCATGACAGAGTGTCCGCCCCATATGCGGCCAAAGAGCCATGTGAAATTATCCTTGGCAGAGGCAATCGGGCTGTGACGGTTCTTCTGATTCTGAGCGTTGAGTTCAGCCTCACTGCCGACTCCATGACGGGCAAGTATCTCGGCATTGCTCTGCTCCAAGTCGCCGATGGCATTCTGGACACCCTCGATTTGGGCAGCAAGTTTGAGCAGACGGATTTTCTCACGCAAGGCCTTGTTGACATCCTGATAGCGACTAAAACTGGTGCCCAATGCTTTATTGGCCTCTGCGATGATGGGAGGGATGGCCTTTTGGTTGTTCTTGTTCTCATTCAGTCTACGCTGAATCTGCTCCAGTTGCACTATCTCCTGGTTGTGGCTGCTCTTGGCTATCTCGGCATTGTAGCCCTTGACAATCTTCTCGGCGCCGCCCCACTGCTTGATGAGCCGGCCTACTCCTGAAATGAGCTGCATAATGGCCTCAATGGCAACCATCCACTTAACGGAGCTGAAGACAGCCCCCATGGATTTGCTTAGGGAGGAGAACCCGGCCTTAAGGTTTGCCCACACCGCACGCCAGCCGGTCAGTGTCTGTGTCTGCTGCGCCTTTTGGATGGCCAAAGACTCCGCTGCCATGGCCTTCTGTGTGGCTACGGCATTGGCTTCAAGCTCCTTCTTTTTCTGCTGGTAGATGACCTCGTAGTATATCTTCTGCTCACCAGTGGCCTTGGCGACTTGTGTGGCGGCTGCACCCATCTGCTTGGTAAGGCGTGCCTCCTCTTTTTTGAGGGCTGCAACCTTGCCGTGGGCGGCGGCCATCTCCTTGACAGCGGCCGAAGATGCTGACGCTGCCGCTACTTTGAGCTCGCCGAACCACTTGCGAAACTTAATGCCGGCAAAGATGGCTACGATAGTGGTGGCAAGAGCGTGAAGGTTATTGGCAGCAAATCTGACAAACTCGGTGAGCGCCTCAACGGGAGCGGTGAACAAGCTTTCCGACGAGTCAAAGAACATAATCTGAAAGTGCTCCCATGCGGATTCCAACGACTTGATGTCGTTCTCCATCTTGCCAGTAGACTGGCCGAACATTCGGGAGGTCTCACCGCTGGCCTGACCAAGAGTCTTGTTCATGGAGACAAACTTATCATAATTGTTGATAAGGGAGGCAGCGCCAGCGAACGCACGTGATCCGAAGACTGCAGAAAGGGCGTTATTATCTTTGCCGATGCCTGACTTGGACATTTTCTCCAAGGTCTTCTGTAAGCCTTCGGCCTGTAAGGTGGTCTGATTGATTTGTAGACCATATTTCTTCAGGGCCGCCTGACCTTGTGGCGTATCATGGGAAAGTCCCAGGAAGAACTGACGCAAGGCCGTACCAGCGTCAGCGCCTTTTATGCCAACGTTGGCCAGTGTGCCAAGGGCAGCATTGGTCTCCTGGATGCCGATACCGCAGTTCTTTGCCAATGGAGCTGCATTGGTAAGGGCATCACCCAACAGCTCGACATTGGTGGCCGAGTGGGCAGCAGTAGAAGACAAATAGTCGCTGATGGAACCCAAGTCACTCACCTTAAGACCAAACTCGTTCATTGTGTTGGTCAGGATGTCTGCACCCATTGCGAGGTCGATACTGTTGGCTTGCGCAAACTCAAGATTCTTGGAGAGCGCCGCCGTGGCATCCGTTGCCGACAGGCCGTTTCGGGTCAGGTTCTCAAGAGCGTTGGCTGCCTCGGTAGCACTATACTTGGTATTGGCGCCCATCTTGATGGCCTCGTCACGCATCTTCTTGAAGTCTGACGCCGTGGCATTGGAGACAGCCTTCACACGAGCCATGGCGTCCTCGAAGGAACGGCCCGCATTAATCATGGATGTGAAGAACGACCCGAAGCCAAGCCCGATGCCCAATGACCCCATGGTAGAGGAAATGGAAGACTTAAGCCTCTTGAAGGTGTCCTGAACCTGCTTTGCGCCCCTGCTCACTCCTTGGGTCAGCAGGTTTATTGCGATGGAAAGATTTAACTTGCTCATTAGCTTGGCTGGTTATCGTTATCAATGTGGTGGAAAAGGAAATTGGCAATCTCTGCATCCTCATCCGTAATCTCTTCCTCTGCATCCCATGGCAGAGGCATGAAGGAATGGATTGAGGTGTTCTCGGCAAGGTAGGGAGACAGTTGGGTGTAGAGTATGCTGCGGTCGTGCTCAGCGTCACGCTTGGTCTTGGCGACAAACTGCTCACTGAGGAAAGGCAGGTAGTCGATGCTCATGTCAAGGATGGCCGGAGCGGGCTGGCCTGAAAAGATGATCTGGCCGATGATGTCACTCACCTTCTGGGACTCTCCGTCACTGCTGTCACTGCTGCCATCCTCTTTGGGCTTGGAAGCGTATTGCAAGAATTTCTCAACGTCCTTGCTGATGGCTTTCACTTTCTTCTGCAACTCACTGCCCTTGGTGATGTTGAGAGCCTTGCTGTATGTCTCCAGCGGACAGTCGGGAGCATCGATGACGTACAAGAGTGCTGCCATGTCAGCAGGAGAGGTGATGTCGAAGGCAAAGAAGCTATGCTCCGTCAGCCTCTCCCATAAGATGATATTGCCAATTTTAATCATGTCATTTAAGTAAAAAGGGCGGGCATTGCTGCTCGCCCGAAATGGAAACTAATACCTATTGAGGAATGTCATGCTGTCACTGCTGCAACGGGGACAAGCTTACCTGTACCGGTAGCATTGAGCGTTGAGGTGGCAAGGTTCTTGCTCTCACTCTGAAGCTCGAAGGAAGAGATATTCACGCTACCCTTCCATGAGGGACAAGAGGTGTCGAGTGCCACGCCGGTAACATTGCCGGTAGTCTCGTCGACGGTCTTCTTCAGTGTTCCGAACTGGAAGTCGACTGCGTCCTCGCCCTCGGCTGCGTCCATGAGAGCCTTGTAGGACTTGGATTCCTTCTGCTCAGTAATGAGACCTTCGGTGGCGATGGTGTAGCCGTGGCCGGTGATAACGCCAGTGTCCCACATACCGTCAAACTTGTTGGACGTGTCGGTAATGGTGTTGTTAATAGTGAGTGTGGCCGAACGTGCATAAGCGACTGGGACGCCGCCGAGCAAAACGATGAGCTGACCACGCTTTACGTTGAGATTGGAATTGTAAGTTACGTCTGTCATTGTATTAAGATTTTAAATTAAATCGGATTAACCTCTCCGTAATCATAGCGGAGAATCTGCACATAGCGGAGACGGCCGTTAAACTCTGCGGCTTCGCCCCTGAAGTCGGTGATGGCAATGTTGCGGTCTGAAGTGTTCTGCAAGTGGAGCAGTATTCTGCGGACAGCCTCTGCCATCTCGAGGGATGAGTCATAATCTGTGCTGACGCAATTAACAAGCATATGATAGGTCTCATTGTAGACCCCGAACTTGTTGTCGTCGAAGTCCAGCCCCTCATGGGCCATCACGATGTAATCGCCCATGTCGATGGTGGTGCCCTCTTTCTCGAAGTCCTCAGTGAAGTACAGCGGGACAACGTGATCGGCGGGGCAGTGTTTTTTTACCACCTCGTCAGCAAGGAGAGCCTTGCGAACCTCTACTATTGCGTCAGTTAATATGCTCATTTCAATAGTTCAAGAAAATCAATGTTTCTGCCGTCTAACCAAGTACGGTGTAGACTGCCTGACGTACTGCGTCGGCAACCATTTCCTGTGCTGTCTTGGCCTCGTTCTCACGGGTGGACTCCCAGAAGTGGCTACCCTCCGTCCATCCGTTGTGCGAGCGTTGACCGCCATGCCCGTGGTCTACAAGCCACGAATGCCTGCCTTTGTCCGTGAATCCTACCAACATGCCGAGCCCGCTGCGCTTAATCTTTGTGCGGAAGGAAGAAAGCAGGTTGCCGGTGTGCTTGACATTGGGCCACTTGGCCTTATTGGCGTTGATGCTAATACGCTCTTTCTTGCGGCCAACCCGGATGAGATACGCACCGGCCTTGCGATAACCCTTCTTAAGGGCGCTGTTTACCGAGGCATTCTTCTTTGGGTCATTCAGGGCGGCAATGCGCTTTAAGGCCTCTTCAAGCCCGCCAAAGTCAAAACTGACCTCGATGGTGTTGTTAAGATCAATATTGCTGTTATTCATTATCTTGTATCTATTCGGGTGCCCGTGATAGATGCCGACTGGTCGCTTCTGCGGCGGGCAAAACTGACCACCTTGTAGCGGGAGCCGTCGTACTCAAACTCTGTGGCTTCACGCAAGGCGGCATCGTAGCGAAGGGTCAGCACAACCGTACCGCCGCGAAATTCCTGGATGCCGGTCATCATCAGTTTGTCGGCTTGTTTGTCACGCTGGCAATGACGCTCGCAAAGCTTAA